GCAGACGTTCAAAATGCTAATACAGCTACAAAATCTGAACATATACGAAGAGACGTAAATGTTACTGTAGAAGAGATAAAGATAGGAGCTGGCTTTAATATCAGCGATTGACGAATATGGAAAAACCTAGTAAATTGCAATACACTCGCCTATTTACAAGCGTTGCGTACTTGCTATCATTTAATTTAAGGAAAATTTATGCCATTTAAAAAATTATTTAAAAGCGCTAGGAAACGTGTAAAGAAGTTAATACCTAAAGAAATTAGACCTTTTATACCTTACATTGCAGCAGCAATGGGGCCAGCTGGTTTAGCGTCTTCTGGTATATTTTCTAACCCTGCAGTAACAAAAGCATTGATAGCTGGTGGTACAAGATTTGCTACAGATGATGAAGCAGATTTAAAAGATATTGGTATTACGGCAGCATTAGCCGCAGCTCCCGCAGCAGCAGAACAATTTTCTACAGCAGGAGAAGCAGCTAAATTAAAATTTGGTGACCCTGGTTTCTTTAAACAACAAGCTCAATTAGGAGCTTCTAAAGTAGCAGGTTTTGCAAAAGATAAACCATTAACTACAATGGGTATTCAAGCAGGAACCGATGCCGCTGTTAAACAAATAGAATTAGATCAAAAAGCATTAGAAGAATACGAAGCAGATTTATTATCGAGAGGTATTAAAAACAAAGCTGCAAGAAGAAATGCAATCTTTAATGTATTTATAAATGCAGGTTATGGTGATGATGAAGTTAATAGTATGTTAGATTCATATGGTTATGCAGTTGGTGGTAAAGTTAAAAAGAAAGAAACTCCTTCAGCTGGTATTATGACTATAGAAACAGACGCAGAAGTAAATGATGATAATGGTGAAGAAGAAATGTCTATGGAAGAATTTGTAGAAATGATGAAGGGTGGTAAAGATGACGAAGTATCTATCGACGATAGTTTATCTTACGCACAACAAGGTCTAGGTATGTTACAGGGTGATGTTAAGCCAATGCCGATGATGAGGTTCGCGGACGGTGGATTTGGTGGTATTACAGAAGCTGTCGAAACAATAGAAGAAAAGCCAAAAGAATTTTTGGTAGATAAATTAAAGGTAACTCAACAACCAGGTCAATCAGAAATGAGAGCTATTATAGAAGCAATGTACAATGACATTGATGGTGTAATGCCAGATGACAGGAAAAATGAATTTTATGAGTTATATGCTCCACAAATGTATAGAAACGGCGAAATGGATAAATCAGAATTTGAATTTATACAGACAGAAATATTAGATAAAGAAGTACCTAAAATGAAAGAAGGTGGTATAATGAATCTTGGTGGTAAAGAAATGGATTTAAGAGGTGGTGGTTTTGTACCAATAGGTAAAAAGGAAAGAGCTGATGATGTACCTGCAAGACTTTCCAAGAACGAATTTGTAATGACAGCTGATGCTGTTAGAGCAGCAGGTGGTGGCAGTGTTAATAAAGGAGCAAAACGAATGTATGATTTAATGAATAACCTAGAGGCTAGAGTATAATGGCAATAACAGAAACTAGACAGTATCGAGAACCATTTGTAGAAGCAGCCGGTTTAGGTGTAACTAATGAAGGTTTAAGATTACTTAAACAAACATTACCTACTGCAACATACACAGGTAAACAATTTGTTGCTGGCCAATCACAATTAGAACAAGATGCTGCAAAAGCTGCAGCCGATCTCGGTCAACTTACCGGTACAGGTGCAGGAACAGGTGCAGGTTCTATTGCATCTTATATGTCTCCTTATCAGGAGCAAGTAATTGATGCTTCGTTAGCTGCATTAGATAGAGAACAAGCTAGAGGTTTAGGTGCATTAAGAAATAGAGCAGTTCAAGCAGGAGCTTTTGGTGGTGGTAGAGAATCAGCAATGATGGGTGAATACCAAGCGGCAGCTGATGTTGCAAGAGCAGTTCAAGAATCACAATTAAGACAACAAGGTTTTGCAGATGCAAGACAAGCAAGAGCAGCAGATCTTGCGGCACAACAAGGTTTAGGTACATATCAAACACAATTAGGTGGTGCAGAAAGACAACTAACACAAGCTGATTTAGCAGCTCAACAAGAATCAGCTAGAGAAGCAGCGTTTGCAGATTACACTAGACTAGGATTAATTGGTCCACAATTAGCATCTGTTATTGGTGGATTCCCAGCTGCAACACAAGTTCAATCAACTCCTCCTCCAAGCACAACGCAACAATTATTAGGACTAGGTATTGGTGCAGCAGGATTAGGTGGAGCTATTAAAGGTTTATTTTAATGAGTAGAATTTTACGAAGACCTATGTTTAGAGGAGGTCCGGTCTCTAGCTATGGAACGGGGATCGCTACAGGCCTAGGATATAATGATGGTGGTAGAGTAGGGTATGTAAAAGCAGGTAAGGTAAAAAGTTACGAAGACACAATAAAAGATGAAAGAAGAAAACAAGAAATATTAAGTCAAGGTTTTAAAACAGAAGAAGACTTTGCAGAAGAATACGATAAAAAAATTCAACAGTTTGATCCAGGTATGTTGTTAGGTATTGATGAATTTACTCCTGGTAGTTTTGGTGAAAAAGCAACAGAAGAATTTGAGGTATTAAGTAGTGAAGGAGCTAAAAATGCATATGTATCTGAAAAACTTGCAGAGCAAGATAAAGTTGTAAAAGAAGCTGAAGGTTTAGGTGTAGATAGTTCTAAATTACCACAAAAAACAGAAAAAATAGAAATAGAAGAAAAAGATACTACAACTAAAATTAACGACGGTACAGGTTTAAATAATTTTCAAGAAAAATCTGATAAACAAGTTATGCAAGAATATATGGATATGTTTAAAGAAAGTCTTGGTGCAGATAAAGATGAACTTAACAGACAAAGATTTTTGGAGATTGCTAAATTTGGTGCTAACTTACTAGCACAACCTGGGGGACAATCTTTAGGTGAGGCTGTTGGAAAAGCAGGTGCACCAGCATTAGAAGGGTTCTCTAAAATAGAAGCAGCTGAAAGAGCAGCAGATAGACAAGCTAAAACATTAGGATTCCAAGCAGCTTTAAAAGAATTACAACCAGGTCAAATTGGTAGAAACATTAGAGATTTAAAAAAAGCAGGTTACTCTGATGCAGAAGCTAAAAAAATAGCAACCAACACAGGAGAAGCTACTAACAAACGTACATTACAAACAATAATTGAAGGATATGCTACTGATATACAACAAAGTCCTGGAGCTCCAGAATCCGCAGTAATTATTAAAGGATTAGCAGAAACAATTGCTAAATCAGGAAATGATTTATCAAACTTCGCACCTTTAACAGAAGCTGAAACTATCATAAAAGATAAATTTTATTACGACAAACAAGGA